CATGGTCAATCAATAATGCGTCAACATACGGCATCTCGTTTGAAGCTGTCGAAGCTGTGATATAAGGATACACTACTATTGCTGATAAGAAGGTTACTCAACTAACAAATATCACTGGTGCTAACCTTGTTGATGCTGATGAGTTTGTTGTTGTCGATATATCCGCTGATGAAACAAAGGCTATCACTCTTGGTGAGCTAAAGACCGCCTTTGATAGTGTTACAGGGTTTGTCCGTATCACTGGCGACACAATGACAGGTGATCTTACGGTCCCCAATGTAATCGTAAGTGGCAACGTAGATGGTCGTGATGTATCAGCAGATGGTACAAAGCTAGATGGCATTGAAGCCAGTGCTGACGTAACTGACGCAGCTAACGTAACTGCTGCTGGCGCACTAATGGACAGCGAGGTCACGAACCTTGCTCAAGTTAAAGCATTTGATAGCTCAGACTACGCCACAGCAGCCCAAGGAACAAAGGCAGACACAGCGTATGGCTGGGGCAACCATGCCGACGCCGGATACACAACAGCAGCAGCCGCAGAGAGCAATGCTTTGGCTCTTGCGATAGCATTAGGATAGATCATGGCTAATACCTTCAAGAATTACACAAGTGCTTCAGTAGGCACATCACCTGTCACAACTTACACAGTACCCGCATCAACAACGTCAGTCCTAATCGGCTGTACTGTAGCAAACACAACAGCAAGCTCCATTGTAGTCGATGTGCAAGTGGCTGGTGTTTATCTAATCAAGGATGCTCCCATCCCCGCTGGCTCTGCTTTGTCAGTCCTAGACGGCAAGGTGATCCTAGAGACCACAGACACGCTTGTTGTCACATCTGACACAGCATCTTCGGCTGACGTTATCGTAAGTGTACTGGAGCAAACATAATGGCAGGTTACATTGGCTCTAAAACCTCCGTCACACAGGTAGACGGATACAATCGTACTGAAGCAGATGCTGAGTTTGTATCTAAAGATGGCGATACAATTACTACTGCTGCTGGCACTGCCCTTACTCTGGACCGCACAGGGTCGGATGGGACAATCCTTGATCTGAAGAAAAACGACTCCACGGTGGGGAGTATTGGGGTTATAAATAGTAATAACCTTACTATAAATGGCAACGCATCAAACCATACGGGCTTGCAATTTGGCACATCTATTATTTGGCCTATGCGTGATGCTGCAAATGCAGATGGAACTGTAGACCTTGGTACTACAACAGGCCGCTTTGACGACATCTACGCCACCAACGGTACAATCCAAACATCTGACCGCAACGAGAAGCAGGACATCGAAGCCCTGTCTGATGCAGAGCAACGTGTGGCTGTAGCTTGCAAGGGTCTACTGCGTAAGTTCCGCTGGAAGGATGCTGTAGCTGAAAAGGGTGAAGATGCCCGTATTCACTTTGGTATCATCGCACAGGACTTGCAGGATGCTTTCGCTGCTGAGGGCTTGGACGCTGGTCGTTACGCCATGTTCATCTCTAGCACTTGGTGGGAGACACAGACTGAGGTTCCTGCTGTTGAGGCTGACGAAGAGAACGGCATTGAAGCCAAGGAAGCCTACACCCGCACAGACACATATGAGACCTTGGAGGAAGCCCCAGAGGGCGCAACAGAACGCACTCGCCTTGGTGTACGTTACCCTGAGCTTCTCGCATTTATCATAGGAGCTATGTAATATGTCAGGATACATCGGCACACAGCCAGTACCACAGGCCACCCAGACACGGGATAGCTTCACTTGTACAGCAGGTCAGACCTCGTTTGCCACATCGGGCTACACCCCCAACTTCCTAGACGTTTACCTGAATGGCGTTAAGCTAACAGCAACAGACTACACAGCAAGTAACGGTAGTGACGTTGTGCTGGCCTCTGGTGCAGCCACAGGGGATGTCCTTGAGGTTGTGGCTTTCACTACGTTTGAGGCAGGGGCATCGGGCGGTGGGTTCTACAAAGGAGATCGTGGTGCCGTTGGTTCTGTCAATGGTGCAGGAGACATCTTCCGTATTAACGAGCAGACCCTCAACACAAACACAACCATTGACGCAGACGAGAACGCAAGTGCAACTGGCCCCTTGGCTGTAGCATCTGGCGTTACTCTGACCGTCACATCAGGGGGGAACTTGAGCATTGTCTGATATTAGAGTAGATACAATCAGCGCAGCGAATGGGACTGATCCTGTTACGCTAACGAAGCAGAGTGCTGCGAAGGCTTGGTTATATGCACAACAAAGAACAGCTACTGTTGGGATAAAGGGGAGCTACAACGTAAGCTCATGGACGGATGATGCCACAGGGCGAAGCACAACTAATCTTACAAATTCAATGGGTAATACGACTTACCATGTTGGGGGTTCTAGCTCGTACGATAGCACTTCAGGCAACAACCAATCGGGTGCAGATGAAGTATGGATTGTAAGTGCATCTTCTACCAAACATGACACAGCACAGAATACCAGCTTTTTAGATTGTGACTTTGTGTTTGAAGTAATCCACGGAGACTTAGCATGAGTACATTAAAGGTCACAAACATCCAAGCCACGGGTGAAACAGCTAGTCGTGCAGTGTCAGGCGTTGCGGCGGCGTCCCTAAATTACAAAGGCACAGCTACAAATACTATTCGCTATAGTTTTAATGTATCGAGTGTTACTGATAACACGACTGGAAATTATACGACTAATTTTTCTAACAGTATGTCAAGTGCAGACTACACAGTTACTTGCGCTCAAGGTGGTGACACAAGCAATAACGAAGTTCGTGTTCCTGAAAACGGAGGATCGTTAGCCGCTAGTGGTTTTCAAGTTAATACATTGCTGGTCGGATCATCTATTAATGACGCCACATATTTATTTGAGACAATACACGGAGACCTAGCATGAGTACTCTATCAGTTAGCAACATCACCGATGGCACAGATACCGTCGAGACAGGCTATGTGGTCAATGGGTCTGCGAAGGCTTGGGTTAATACTACTGGTGCTGCTGCAATCAATGACAGTTTTAATGTTTCCACCGCAGTAGATAATGGAACAGGAGATTTTACAATTAATTTCTCAAGTTCTATGCTTAATTCAAGCTTTGCTGCAACAGCATCTACATGGCAATCAACAAGCATCTTGGGGACGGGGCAAAACTTAAGAACACCAACAGCTAGCAGTCAAAGTATAAATTGCGTTGAAAATGAGGTGGTTACCGATCCCCAGGCTATGTTAATGTCTATAGACGGAGACCTCGCATGAGCCACCTCTGGGATCGCCTAGCAGAAGCTAAGTCTCGCCTTGCCCCTGTGCAGTCGAAGTATCGTGTGCTGTTCGAAGACCCGACACAGCCTGATGCTCCTGCCGCTGTGCTTGTGCCTGACCCTAACTGGATGGCTGCTGCACTAGAGGGCAACATCTTGCCACCGATTGACACCTACCTGCGTGACCGTGACGTTCCTGATGGACAGCCAAAGGAACACCCGTATGCAGAGCCTATCGGTGCAATGACAGAAGAAGAGGCTATTGAGTACCTCATTCAGAAAGACATCCCGCCACAAGTCTGGCGTGATTACAAAGGCAACAGGTCAGTCCTAAAGATTGTACCTGTAGAACTGATCCCATCGGATCGCAGCTTCCGCAATGCGTGGAAGATTAACCAAACTGAAATGGAGATGGCAGCATGACCACTTACATCAATATCAACGGTGATGTCCGTGAGGCATCTTCACTTAACGTACCTACAGACCGCACATTCCGTGGTGCATGGCAGTTCAACGGTGATGCCGTAGACGTAGACATGACAGCGGCACGAGACATCTGGCGTGACAAGATACGGCAGTGCCGTACTGAGCCACTGGAAGCACTCGACACTGCGTTCATGAAGGCACTAGAGACAGGTGCTGACACGACACAGATCACTGCTGACAAGCAAGCCCTACGTGATGCACCTACGGATGCTGCTATTGACGCAGCTACAACTCCAGCGGAACTGGCAGCGGTACAACCTGCTGGTCTGACAGTGGTCTAGTAAACCCTGATGGCAACACACAGCAACGTGGCCCACTAAACCTTAATTCTCTAGGAGACATTTTATGTCAAACGAAGACGCTTGGCACGTCTCTAAAAGTGTGCCCGCAACTCTACTTTTTGGCCTACTCACACAAGCGGCTGCCATCGTATGGACGGTATCAATGATGTTGTCGGACATCGAAAGTAACAGGGCCGACATTATCCAGATGCAGATGAAGTTGGTTGCCCTAGAGGAAATCGTCCAAGGCCAAGCTGTAGCAATGGCCAGAATAGACGAAAACATCAAAGCAATCCGAAATGTTGTCGAACTTTGGGCAAGCGATAGATAAGGTCAGAAATGGAACACGTATACCAAGCCGCGCTAGGCTATAAAGATCTGAAAGAGTACCCAGGTAGCCAACACAATCCAGAGATCATCAAGTTCTTTGCGGATAGTGGGCACGAAT